ACGAGAAGAAGCCGAGAGAAGGTATTCAGGAACTACGCTATGTAGATCCTCGCAAGCTTCGGAAAGTCAAGACTCAGAAGAAAAGAAAAGTTGCAAAAGATTCAAACGTCATTGTTCCGATGGTAGGCGAAGAGTTCTACATCTACAATGAAAACGGTTTTGGTAAAACTCCAAGTCAACCGAATTATCAAGATCCTACTACACAAGGCATTAAGATCGCAGTCGACTCGATTGTCAACGTATCTTCTGGCCTTGTCAATGTCAAAGGTGACATGGTTCTTGGTTATCTGCAGAAGGCAATTAAGCCACTCAATCAGTTAAAGGCGATGGAAGACTCATTAGTCATCTATCGTATCTCACGTGCACCTGAACGTCGTATCTTCTACATCGATGTCGGTAACCTACCGAAAATGAAAGCTGAGCAATATCTTCGTGATGTGATGACTCGCTTTAAAAATAAAGTCGTGTACGATGCCGGAACCGGAGAAATCCGCGATGATCGGAAACACATGACCATGCTCGAAGATTTCTGGCTACCTCGTCGTGAAGGCGGTAAGGGTACAGAAATCACTACTCTTCCGGGAGGTCAGAACCTTGGACAGATCGACGACATCGTTTACTTTCAACGTAAGCTTTACAAAGCTTTGAACGTTCCGATCTCTCGCCTCGATCCTGAACAAGCATTTAACTTTGGCCGAGCCACTGAAGTGACTCGCGACGAAGTGAAGTTTGCTAAATTTATTACACGTCTTCGCACTCGATTCTCAGAAATTTTTAGTAAGATTCTTGAGAAACAATTGATTCTGAAAGGTATCATTACATCAGAAGATTGGGCCGAATTTAAAGCTAACTTTAAATACGAATATTCTGAAGATAATCACTTCGCCGAACTCAAGAATACAGAGATTCTTCGCGATCGTATTTCGATGTTACGTGATGTCGATGACTATGCAGGAAAATACTATTCGCACGAATGGATTCGTCGGAACGTTCTTTATCAGACAGAAGAAGATATGGAAGAGATCGACAAGCAGATTATTGAAGAAATGGATAATCCGCAGTATGCTCCACCAGAAATGGGGCCAGGTGGAGAACAGTTACCTCCTGAAGATGCAGGCACTCCGCCTTCTCCAGATGATGCGACTCCTTCACCAGCAGGTAAACCGAAGGCTACTTCTATTCCAAACGTACCAGATTTGGTAGGAAAATAAACCGAGTATAAATAGTAAAAGAATTTTGGAGAATTTATATGGATATTGACGAACTGATTGGAGCAACCGTAGATCAACAACCGACACGGTTTGCAAACGCATTCGACGCAATTATGAGACAGAAGATTGACGCAAGACTCGAAGATGAAAGCGTTGCATATGCTCAGCAAATGTTCGCCGAACCAGAAGACATCGATGACGAAGACGAAGCCGCTGATGATGCCTTCGACGAAGAAGATTTTGAAATTGACGACGAAGAGTTCGAAGACGAAGATTTTAATATCGATGATCTTGATCTCGAAGAATTAGAAGATCTCGAAGACTTAGACACAGAGGAAGATGACGACGATGGCGAAGACGCTTAAAGATTTCTTAAATGAAAGACAGCTTGGGCCGATGGTCGTCAAGAATCCTGACGAGCAGAAGTTCATTGACAAACACGTAGTTGCGAAGACTGCTGATCGCAACGGCAATGACGACGAAGTTTTCAAGGGCTCGAAGGTCAAGATGGCCGATCGCAAGAAAGAACGTCACGGTTATAATCCTGGCGAAGACGAAGACGTGTATGAAGAACTGAAGGGTGCTCAGCATAAGATCGATGCTAATAAGAATGGCAAGGTCGATGCGCATGACTTCCAACTTCTTCGTAAGAAGAAGAAAGTTGCTGAAGAAGCCGAACAGATCGATGAACTATCACACGGCACACTTCGTAGATACCGAATGAAGGCAAAGTCTATTGCTGACCAGGGCGGTGAACAACGTGCTAAAGGTCGCGAACTAGCCGGCCGTAAGTCATATGGTGATATGATAGGTGGTATTAAAAAGCCTAAAGTTATGGCCAAAGAAGAAGCCGAGCAGATCGATGAGCTTTCGAAAGAAACTGTTCGCACCTATTACAACAAGGCTGGCGAGCAAGGCAAGAAGATTGCTGATAAGATGAAGATGGGTGGCGGTGATTGGTCAAACGACGGATCAGATACCAAGACTCTGAAGAAGCGTGCAGCTGGTCGTACGATGGCTTTGAAGCGTCGCAGCGGTGAAATCAAGATGTCTGAAGAAGCTGAACAGATCGACGAGATCTCGGCCGGAAAGAAAGATGCATACGCCCAAAAAGCTGGAAAGCAACTTCCAGGTTTGTTTGCAAAAAGCAACAGCGCTGATGGAGCTCGTAAGTACTATAATCGTAAGAACGCTGTTCGTAAAATTGCGAATGAAGAAACTGAGCAAGTTGACGAGAAGTTAGACATGAAGAAAGCGTCGATGGGAACCGTAATCAAGGATTTCCAAAAGTCTGATGCTCCTCAGTTTATGGGTAAGTCACAGAAAAAGCGCCAAGTTATGGCAATTGCAGCGAAGCTCTCAGCAGAACGCGGCGGCAAACCACTTAATAAAGAAGAGCGTCTTCTAACTAAGCTGGCTGATATTTCAGAAACACATCAGAGAACGATGGTATCGGTCTTTGAAAAACTCAACGAAGATAACCAATATGCATTCATGCAAGCCTGCGACACCGCAGACGGCATCGAACAGATGTTGGATTTCTCAATCAGTTATAGAGGTGAATAATGGCTGTTACTATTACATCAAATAAGAAAAATACCTCTGCTGTTATTCACATATCTGCTGCGAATAGCGGCAATATTGTGGTTGTTGGCAATAGCACTACTACGAATGTTGGTGCCACTGCCACCTGTCTTGCTACGAGTGATGAGGTTCTTTCTGGAGCTTACATTACACAAATTGCATGGGGTTGCGACGGTAATGGTCATATTCAAGTGTTAAGAGGTACGACTCTTGTTGGAGTGTATGACTCGACTAGCTATATTGATTATGCCGGTAACGGTATGCCGCTCAATGTAAATCCTACTGCAAATTTAGTAGTCAATTTTGTCGGTTCAGCAAACGCATATTGTTTGCTGGAAGTACAGAAGCAAGGCACATTCATTTCACCATATAACAACTCATAAGGTAAGAAGACATGAAGCTAATCACCGAAGTTGTTGAAGATCTGAAATGCATTACTGAATCTCGTGAAGACGGGAAGAAGAACGTATACATTGAAGGTATCTTCTTGCAAGGAGGCATTAAGAACCGCAACGGTCGTATGTATCCTGTCGAGACTCTTGAAAAAGAAGTCAATCGTTACGACGAGTCTTACATTCAAAAAGGTCGTGCTCTCGGCGAGTTAGGTCATCCTGATGGTCCATCGATTAACCTCGATCGTGTATCTCATATGATCACTTCTTTGAAGAGAGAAGGCACCAATTTCGTGGGTCGGGCAAAGCTGATGGATACTCCGATGGGTAACATCGCCAAGGGGCTGATCGGCGAAGGTGTCAAGCTCGGTGTTTCATCCAGAGGTATGGGTTCATTAAAGCTAAATAAAGAAGGCATTAATGAAGTTCAAGACGATTTCTATCTCGCTACAGCCGCTGATATTGTTGCAGATCCATCTGCTCCTGATGCGTTTGTCAACGGAATTATGGAAGGTGTTGAGTGGGTTTGGCAAGACGAACTTCTCGTTGCAAAGAAACAAGCGGCGCAGGTAATAGAACAAACCGTACAAAATATTGAAAGCGCATCTTCGAAAAGACAGCTTCAAGCTAAAAAGTTTGAAATTTTTGAGAACTTCCTCAATAAAATTTCTAAAATCTAATTAGAATAAATAAATAAATATTACAAGGAGTCAAAAATGTCAAATAAAGATACGAGTGAAATCGTTCAAGACGGTATCGATGAATCTGCTGGTTCGGAAACATTGAAGCCGAATCCAACACGCGCAGAGATGCTAGCTACTTTTAGCTCGCTCCTTGCTCAGCTGAAGGGCGAAGATCTTTCGCACTTCTTTAACGATTCGATCAAGCAATATAGTGCTGATGGTGTTCCTTCAGCTACCGCTCCTGGTGGAGCTCCTGGTATGGGGCAAATGCCGATGCCTACGCTCAATGCGGTCAAAGAAGACATCGACGAAGTATTCGCCGGCGAAGATCTTACCGAAGAAGCAAAAGAAAAGTTTTCTACGATTTTTGAAGCAGCTGTTTCAGCTCGCGTTTCGATCGAAGAAGCTCGTCTTGAAGAAGAGTTTGAAACTCGTCTTGGCGAAGAAGTAGAAGAAATCAAAGAAGAGATCACTACAAAGATCGATCAGTATCTCGATTACGTAGTAGAATCGTGGATGGAAGACAACAAGCTTGCTGTCGAATCCACATTACGCGCCGATATTGCAGAGAACTTCATGGAAGGTCTTTACAATCTATTTGCAGAATCATACATCACAGTACCTGAAGAGAAGCTTGATGTAGTTGGTGAATTGAAGGCACAGATCGAAGAACTTGAAACAAAGTTCGACGAGTCTGTAAATAAGCAACTCGAACTACAGTCAGTCATCGATGAAGCGACAATGGAAGCGACATTCGACGAAGTGACTGAAGGTCTTGCTGCTACGCAGGTAGAAAAGCTTCGCACTCTTGCAGAAGGTATCGAGTTCACAGATTCTGAGTCTTATGTAAAGAAACTCAACATTCTAAAAGGCAAGTACTTCTCTGAGAAGAAAGAAGTCAATACTGGCGTTATTACAGAAGAAGCGACAGAAGGTCTTACTGAAGATAAGCCTGTAGCGGTTGGTGAAATGGCAAACTATGTCAGCGCGATTTCAAGAACTAAAACCAAAAACTTTTAATTGATAAATAATAAACAAATCCTAAGGATAAAGGGAGAATAAAATGTTAGCTGAGGAACTAAATAACAAGTGGAAGCCAGTGCTCGAGCACACGGATCTTCCAGAAATTACAGATGCTCATAAGCGCCTTGTCACAGCGACAGTGCTTGAGAACACAGAGCGCGCGCTTCGCGAAGCTGGTGGTGGACAGCAAATGCTTGGTGAAGGCGATGGTCACATCAACTCTGCAGGCAGCGGCGCTGTTGCAAACTTCGATCCAGTATTGATTTCACTCGTACGTCGTTCGATGCCAAATCTGATTGCTTATGACGTTTGCGGCGTTCAGCCAATGAACGGTCCAACCGGCCTTATCTTCGCAATGCGTTCGCAGTATGCTAACTCGACAGATGCGAACACGGCAGAAGCATTCTACAACGAAGCAAACACAGGTCACGCTTCGCGTCTCGGCGCTGGTTTGACAGCTGCTAACACCGGTGCTGCTACAGCAACTACTGTTGGTGCTAACACTGTTGGTACATCACCTGATTCGTCAAACAACGCTGGCAACTCGTTCTACAACTACACAATGGGTCTTCTCGTTGGTTCGGCTGAATTGCTCGGCGCGAACAGCACATACATCTTCCCGGAAATGGGCTTCTCGATCGAGAAGGTGACTGTATCTGCAAAGACACGTGCTCTGAAGGCTGAATACACGCTTGAACTCGCACAAGATCTGAAAGCGATTCATGGTCTTGACGCAGAATCAGAACTTTCGAACATTCTTTCGGGCGAAATCCTTGCAGAAATCAACCGTGAAGTTGTTCGCTCTATCATCATCACTGCTGAAAAAGGTGCAACCGATGGTACCACAACTGCTGGTATCTTCGATCTCGACACCGATTCAAACGGTCGTTGGTCAGTTGAAAAGTTCAAAGGCCTTCTGTTCCAGATCGAACGTGAATGCAACCAGATCGCGAAGCAAACACGTCGCGGTAAAGGTAACGTAATCATCTGCTCTTCGGACGTTGCTTCGGCACTTCAGATGGCAGGCGTTCTTGATTACGCTCCTGCGATGAATACCTCTTCGTTGAATATCGACGATACAGGCAACACATTTGCTGGTGTTATCAATGGTCGCATTAAGGTCTATATTGATCCATATGCTGGTACAAACTTCTTGGTCGTAGGCTATAAGGGTTCGAATCCATTCGACGCTGGCCTCTTCTATTGCCCATACGTTCCACTTCAGATGGTTCGTGCGGTTGATCCAGGTTCGTTCCAGCCGAAGATTGGCTTCAAGACACGCTACGGCATGGCACCGAATCCATTCGCGAAGGGTACAACTGCTGCTTCTGCAACAGCTGTTCTTGAGCAGGATTCGAACAAGTACTATCGTCGCGTTCTTGTTAACAACTTGATGTAAGTATAAGAGTTGGTATAAAACCAACCACTAAAACTAAGGAGGGGGATCGAAAGGTCCTCCTCTTTTTTGGCATGTACAATATATAAATAGTGTGTATAATGGGTATTACAGCCGAAGGAAAGATATGACTGCCGTAAACAATATAAACAAAAACTTTCTGTCACCTTTAGGCTATAAGTTTACCTTAGCGCGAGCACCGGCGATTAGTTACAATGTACAGAACGTTCGTTTTCCTGGAGTACAGATGAGTAACGGAGAGAGCCCAACTCCATTCGTTCCGATTCCAGTCACAGGCAAACTAACTTATAGCCCACTCGATCTGACGTTCCGAGTGAATGAAGATATGACAGATTATCTCGAGATCTATAACTGGATGGTAGCACTCGCTTCTCCTACCAGTTTTGACGGTTATAAAGCTTTGCAAAATTCTCAGGTCGGCGGTGCAGCTACTTTATATTCGGATCTCAATCTGCAGATTATGAATAGTAGCATGAACTCGAATATTATGATAACTTTTTATGATGCATTTCCGATTAGCATAGGAGATATTGAGTTTAATACTACAGATACTAGTGTCAATTATATAGAATGCAGTGTAGAGTTTAAATATCTAAGGTATGATATCGAAGTTTTATAGGATTTAGTTATGAAAATTGATGACATTTATGCAGAATGGGAAAAGGATTCCCAGATTAATCGCTCTGAGCTCGGCGACGAGGCGCTCAACATTCCAAAGCTCCATCACAAGTATTTCAAGATCTTTACGCATGAGCGGCTGTTGCTTCGTAAGCAAGAAGTCGAACTGAAGCAACTGAAGCTCGAGAAGCTGGAGTTTTACACTCTCGGACCGACAGAAGAGTCTCATGAGAAAGGTTGGCGCTTGCCACCGCAAGGAAAAATACTGAAATCTGAAGTGAATAACTATATCGAAGCAGACAAGGATATGGTGAATCTATCACTGAAAATCGGCATTCAGCACGAGAAGATCGATCTCCTTGAATCCATCATCAAGTCTCTCACTGCTCGTGGTTTTAATATTAAGGCCGCTATCGAGTGGGAGCGTTTTAAAGTAGGTATTTAATGAGTTCAGTGCACCTTAAATTTATTAATAATGTCCACGTCAAAGTGGAGGCAGAGCCATCGACTATTATGGAACTGGCAGATGCGTTTACGTTCTATGCTGAGAACTATAAGTTCCATCCAAAGTATCGAGCCAGAATGTGGGATGGAAAGATTCGTCTCGTTAACAATCTAACTGGATATGTATACGCCGGATTGGCAAGGCATATTAAAAAGTTTTGTGATGCTCGAAACTATACATTCTCGTTTGATGAAGAGATGTACTATGATGGTGTATCTGAGCATGAGTTGAGAGAATTCATAGATACTCTTAGAATTCCTGAAAAGTATGCAATTCGAGACTATCAGTTTGATTCAATCTTAAAGTGTATTCGATCGAATCGAAGAACATTAGTATCGCCAACTTCTTCTGGTAAATCATTGATGATCTACATTCTGATGAGATGGTATCAGAAACACAAAGGTTTGATTATCGTTCCTACGATTGGGCTGGTAAATCAGATGGAGAGTGACTTTCGAGAGTATGGATATACAGGTGATATTCATATGTCGACTCAAGGTTTGAGTAAGGCGAATGATATTGAAGCCGAACTTGTTATTACAACGTGGCAGTCACTCAATAATGGTAAGAATAAGATGCCAAAACCTTGGTATCAACAGTTTGGAGTCGTATTCGGAGATGAAGCACATGGAGCAAAAGCGACTTCGCTTATACAAATTCTTAGCAGTCTTACTGATTGTAAGTATCGTTTTGGTACTACCGGCACGCTCGATGGTACACCTCTTAATGAGACAACAATCGAAGGTCTCTTCGGTCCAAAGTACAAAGCAGTTACCACAAAAGAGCTCATGGATCAAGGATACGTATCTAAACTCAAGATCAAGTGTATTGTCCTTAAGTATGATGAACAGACAAGCAAAGAGCTCAAAGGAAAAACATACCAAGAAGAAATCGATTTCCTCGTTGGTAGTGAAGCTCGGAATAAGTTCATTCGCAACCTCGGACTCTCTTTAAAAGGTAATAAGCTTGTTTTCTTTCGAATTGTCGATCATGGTAAAACACTCTATGATCTCATCACAAGAAGTACTAATCATAATGTTTTTTACATCGATGGTTCTGTTAGTGGTGATATGCGAGAGTCTATACGAAAGGCTCTCGAAGAAGAAGAAAACGCCATCCTCCTCGCCTCGCTCGGAACGACATCGACAGGCGTGAGTATCAATCGACTACATCATATGATCGCCGCTTCTCCATCGAAGTCGAAGATTAAAGTTCTACAGTCCATCGGTCGTATGCTTCGATTGCATGAAGAGAAACAAGAACACGGCGCCATCTTATATGATATCGTCGATGATCTCTCTTACAAATCCCATCAAAACTTTACGCTCAAGCATTTTATTGAAAGAACAAAGATCTATGATGCTGAGCAGTTTGACTACGAAATCTATAACGTAAAGGTTTAATTATGATAAAAGTATTACATCTGATTAACGGCGAAGTCCTGATCGGTAAAATCAAAAATGAAACAGATAGATCGGCGACATATACAATTGAACAACCATTTATGATGGATATTGTCGACGACTCAGATGAAGGTTCTGGTATTCGTATGGATTATTTGTTAGCATTTTCGAAAGATAACTGTGTACATATAAAGAAAAACGTGGTATTGTATAACTATAATCCTTCGAATAGACTCGAAGAATATTATGGCCGACTCGTTGAATTTACGGCTAAACGCGATAATGATGTCATGTTAAAACAAACCCTCGACGGTATGGATGAGATGGATCGTAAGATGAAATCTTTTCTGACACAAAGACTCGTAGGAAAAAGTACAGTAAATTGAGAAAGTTGAATGATGATTAAAAAGAAACCGACTACCCACTATATCGACAATAAGTTGTTTTATACCGAGATGGTCAAGTTCTGGAATTCTTGTCAAGAAGCGAAGAAAAATGGTGAACCAAGGCCAGCGATTCCGAATTACGTAGGCAAGTGCATCATGATGATTGCGCAACGCCTCTCAACTCGACCTAACTTTATCGGATATTCGTATCGTGAAGAGATGGTCGGAGATGGTATTGAAAACTGCTTGACATACATTCATAACTTCAATCCAGACAAATCTTCGAATCCATTCGCATACTTTACTCAAATCATTTACTATGCATTTCTACGCCGAATTCAAAAAGAAAAGAAGCACACATATATCAAGCACAAAGCTTTTGAGAATAGCATGATCATGAACACACTCGTGGACATGGCGCCTGAAGATCGATCGCATTTTAATGCCGCGTTTATCAATGTCTCAGAAAAGCTTGGTGAATTGGTAGAGAAATTTGAAGCAAAGAAACCACCAAAGCCTATCGAAAAGAAAGGCGTAGAGAAGTTTATCGAGGACGAAGAAGATGAAGGATAATATTCCAACACTCATTGAACAGATCAAAGAAAATATGCTTGACGAAGGAACACCGAAACATATTCGATATAACTATATGGTCTCAATGGAAGCCATTCGTGATTATGCAGATAAAGCATTACGTGAATATCACAGTAACAAAAAGAAGATTTTTAAATGAAGATTGCTTTAATTACTGACACCCATTGGGGTGCTCGTGGAGATTCTGCGGCTTTCGCAGAATATTTTAATAGGTTTTATTATGAACATTTCTTTCCGTACCTTTCTGCTAATGGTATTAGCCGCATTTTTCATTTGGGTGACATTGTTGATCGACGAAAGTATATCAACTTTGTTACAGCCAGACATTTACGGCGATTCGTCGAACACTGTGATACTTCCGGAATCAGACTAGACGTTATCATTGGTAATCATGATACTTCGTTTAAGAATACGAACGAAGTGAATTCTATGCGCGAATTGTTTGATCACTCGACGTATGACATTCACTATTACTCAGATCCTACAGAAGTAGATATCGACGGCTTGAGTGTTGCCGTACTTCCTTGGATTTGTTCTGGTAACTATGACGAAAGCATGAAGTTTATCGATAACACTTCTGCGCAGGTTTTATTTGGGCATCTCGAACTCGCTGGCTTCGAGATGTATAAGGGTGCAGTAAATGATCATGGATTTAGCGCTAGCATGTTTGATAAGTTTGATGTCGTGTGTAGTGGGCATTTCCATCATAAATCCACGCGTGGTAATATCAATTATCTCGGCGCACCCTATGAAATGTCTTGGTCTGACTATGATGATCCAAGGGGCTTTCATATATTTGACACAGACACTCGTGAGCTAACATTTATACAGAATCCTTATACGATGTTTCAGAAGTGGTTTTATGATGATGCCAAGTGGCCTAACTTCGAATCGATTCATGAGTTAGATTTCGATACTGTCAAAGGTAACTATGTGAAGGTAATTGTAAAGAACAAGAACAACCCGTTCTGGTTCGATACATATATTGACAAGCTCGAAAAGGCAGGTGCTCTTGACATACAGGTGGTCGAAGATAATCTCAATCTTCAATTGGAAGATGACCGTGACATTGTCAATGAAGCGGAAGATACACTCACAATCCTCACCAAAGTGATTGACCAGTGGGAAACTCCAGTGGATAAAAAAAGATTGTACAATTTCTTAACAACGTTGTATGGTGAAGCTTTAAGTGTGGAGTAATCATGATTTATTTTAACAAACTCCGTTGGCAGAATCTTCTGTCGACTGGAAATCAAATGACTGAAGTCCAATTGGATCGCAGCAAATCTACACTCATTCTCGGTGAAAATGGCGCAGGCAAGTCGACGATCTTGGATGCGCTGTCTTATGTCTTGTATGGTAAAGCTTTCCGTAATATCAATAAGCCACAGCTTGTCAATTCGATGACAAATAAGAACCTTTTAGTTGAATGTGAGTTCCTGATAGGAAAAAACGCCTTTCTTGTAAAAAGAGGTATGCGACCTAACCTCTTCGAGATATATCAAAATGGTGTACTATTAAATCAAAATAGCTCCAATAAAGATTATCAAGATTACTTTGAGAAGCAATTATTGAAATTAAGTTTCAAATCCTTCAGCCAGATCGTAGTATTAGGCTCTGCAAACTATTTGCCCTTTATGCAGCTCCCAGCTCATGGGCGAAGAGAAGTCATCGAAGATCTTCTGGACATACAAATCTTTAGTACGATGAATACGCTACTCAAAGAAAAGATCATTGAGAATCGGAATGAACTTCACGAGTCTGATCATAAGATTAACTTGATCGAAAACAAGATCGAGCTGGCAGAGAAGCACATCGTATCTCTTCGTACCAACAATGACGAGCTGATCAAAGCTAAGCAAGGCATGATCGATGAACTCGAAGATCGTGTATCAGAAACTGAAACTGCTATTCAAGTTGTGTCTGATAACATCTTATCTCTGAGTGCACAGAT